TTCCTTGGCAACTTGACCGTGGCCACAAGCACCATGGTGGCATCCGAGAACGTGATCCCAAAGCCCGCACGTTGGCGCAAGACTGTCTCGATGAACGTGACCGTGGCTGGCAAGCGCTCACCTGTCCTGCTGCGCACCTACGAGTACATCCGCGAGTACTGGCCAGAGGCCGCCAAAACAGACGTCCCAGCGTTCTTTTGCGATTACGACTACGAGCATTGGTTGGTTGGCCCAACCCCCACACTGGCGTATTCCTATGAGGTTCTGTACTACGAGCGCGTACAGCCTTTGGACACGGCCAATCAATCCAACTGGTTTACGCAGTACGCCCCGCAGGCGTTGCTGTACGGCTCTTTGCTACAAGCCATGCCGTTCGTCAAGAACGACGAGCGCTCGCCTATGTGGCAAAGCAATTACGACAGAATCATTGAAGTCCTGAAGACGGAGAACGTGACCCGTACTGCCGATCGTCAGGCGATTGTGAGGGATTCATGAGTTACAACAGCCCATTTACTGGTCAGGTAATCCAGCCGACCGACGTTTCGTACCGCAGCATCACGCTTGTTGCTGATACTTATCTTTCTTGGCCAATCAACGGCAGCGTGCTCGACAATGCTGCTGCACGGGTCATGGACGTCACATCGCTATCAAGCGGGCTGGTGCTTTCTGGCGTCACTGTCAATGGCGAAAATGGCCAGTGCTCTTGCACCACAACTCCAAGTTTGTTTGTTGGCCAAGCAGTCATTGTTACCGGGGTGCTCACTGGCACGGCGACTGGTATTGTTTCTGGCAACACCTACTTCATCATTGCCACCAACGGAACCAGCAACTTCACCCTGTCGTCCACGCTGGGCGGCGCTGCGGTGGCCACCACGGCTGGCACAACCACTGGCCTGACGTTCACACTGGATTCATTCTCTTTGGCCATGCCGCCTGCCAGTCAGGCGTCTGTTGGCATTGACGCACTGTTTCGCAACGTCGGCTCTTACACTTTCACGGTTACCGACTACGACGGCAACACCATCTGCATTGTTGCGCCGGGCCAAGCCAAATACATCTACCTGACGACCAATGCCACAACTGCTGGCACTTGGGGCTTGATTGCGTTTGGCGTAGGTACATCCAACGTCGATGCGGCAACCCTTGCCGGGTACGGCTTGCAGGCCATCTCCAGCACATTGAACGCCGCGATCAGCACACAGACCTTTTCGTCCAGCTACACCGCGATCAACACTGACCTTGCCTCCTCCTACGTTTGGACTGGAGGATCTGGTACTTTGACGCTGACCTCGGCCATCACGCTGGGAAGCAACTGGTTTATGTACGTCAGAAACGGCGGCATCGGAACCTTGACCGTTGCCCCATCTGGTGGTCAGATTAACGGCTTATCGACAATTGCTTTGCAGCCTGCTGACTCTTGTTTAATCTGCTGTAACGGCGCTGGCTTTTTCACCGTCGGTTTGGGCCGCAGCACTCAATTCAACTTTACCCAGCTCACCAAGGCCGTGGTGAATGGTGCGTACACTCTAAGCTCTTCTGAGGCTTCCAACACAATCCAGAAGTACACTGGAACTTTGACTGGCAACGTGACTGTGACTTTGCCTCAAACGGTCCAGATCTACTACATCACCAACCAAACCAACGGCGGTGGACCCGGCTACCAGATTACCTTCACCACAGGCGCTGGCGGTGCGACTGCCACAGTCCCCGCTGGCCAGCAGGTGATCTTGCTGTGCGACTCGGTCAACTTGCTCAACGCCTCGACAATTGCCGCTGGTGCAATAAACTTCTCTCTGGTGGACGGTACGGCTGGCGCACCATCGATGAACTTTTCTACAGAGACCTCGACTGGTATTTACCGACCCGGATCTGGTGAGTTCGGCATTGCAATCTTGGGCGTCAAGCTGTTTGGCCTGACCTCCACAGGGCTTAACATACCGGGCACTGGTAACTTTACTGGGGGTGTTCAGGGCGGGCTTTTCTGATGACAACGAAAGTCTTTACCCTCGGAACCCAGTCGGGCATCCAGCGCGACGGCACTGTGTTTGACATGAACTACTACACATCGGGCCAATGGGTCCGATTTCAGCGTGGGCGTCCCCGAAAGATGCTTGGCTACCGCGTCATCTCAAACCAGCTAACTGGCCCTTCTCGCGGTATTTGGGTCAATCCTCAAAATGCCTTTACGTCAATTTTTAGCGGCTACAACAATGGCCTGCAAGTCCTGACCATCGACAACAATGGCGTGGGCGCTGGGGTGGGCAACTTCGACCTGAGCAACTTCACCGCATCCAACCTAAATTTGTGGCAGTTTGACGGCTTCTACGACGTGTCTGGCACTGGCTTGCAATCTCTGGTTGCTCATCCCGGTAAAAACCTTACCTCAATTGACAGCGACGCCAACACTCCGGTCTTGATTGGCGACATCACTGCCCTCACAATGAAGCAGATAGGTGTTTTTACTGATACAGGGTCCACGACCAGTTTGAGCCCAAATGTGACTTTTGCGGCGTCAAACACCCTGATGGGCGCTGGGCAGAGCGTGACTGGCTCGGGCATTCCAGCCAACACCACCGTGGTGTCGGCCAACCTTGTGAGCACCACGACCACATTGGCTGGCGTGGCCATAACTGGAGTTGCGGGTCAGTTTTCATGCAGTGCAACCACTTTGCTGCTGAACCAGAAAATTGTTGTCACTGGGGCCTTGACGGGAACGGGGTCTGGCGTCTCTGCTGGGACCTATTACATCATTGCAACAAACGGATCAACCACGTTTACGCTGTCGTCAACCTATGGCGGATCGGCGATCACTACCACGGCAGGGACGACCACCGGGCTGACGTTTATCGTGCAGGTGTCCAGTTTGTGGACCGTTGTCTTGAGCAACAACGCTACCGCCACTGCCTCGGTAACGCTGACTTTCAACAACAACATTTCGGTGTCTGGTGGGATTGTGTCTCTGCACCCATACTTGTTCGTATACGGCAACAACGGCCTGATTCAGAACTGTTCTGCGGGAAACACCAATGACTGGGTCTCTGCGGACGCCAACGCCACCAACGTGGCCTCTGGAAAGATTGTCCAAGGGCTACCAGTGCGCGGCGGATCAAACGCGCCTTCTGGCCTGTTTTGGAGCCTTGACAGCTTGATCCGCGTGTCCTACATCGGCGGTCAAGGAACCCCGCCTCAATACTGGCGCTACGACATTATCAGCAGCCAATCGTCAATATTGTCTTCACAGTCGGCGATTGAGTACGACGGCGTCTATTACTGGTGCGGCGTTGACCGATTTTTGCTTTACAACGGTGTTGTCAAAGAGATTCCCAACACCATGAACCAGAACTACTTCTTTGACAACCTGAATTATGATCAACGTCAAAAGGTTTGGGCGACAAAGGTTCCTAGATATGGCGAGATCTGGTGGTTTTATCCTCGTGGTGACGCAACCGAATGTACTGATGCCATCATTTACAACGTGCGCGAAAACACTTGGTATGACGCAGGTGAGGCTCGTGGTGCGAAGCGATCTGCCGGGTACTTCTCTCAAGTGTTTGCTTACCCCGTTGCTGCGAGCTGGGACGTCAGCACGGAATCAACCGTATTTACCGATACTTTTATAGAAGTATCTGGAAGCGTGTTTTTGTACAACGACACCTACAACACGCAAGTGGCATTGAGTCAAGTAATTTCTGGATCAAATATCACAACAGGAACGACCGTGGTGACTATCACCACCAGCAACATCAAGACGCTTGGCTCAATCACGGGCGGATCTGGCTACGTCAACGGCTCCTACACCAACGTAACCCTCACAGGAGGCTCGGGATCAGGCGCAAAGGCAACGATTGTAGTTTCTGGTGGGGCAGTGACCGCCGTAACAATTACAGCCCGTGGAGCGGGGTATGTTGTGGGTAATACCCTGAGTGCTACAGCGGCCAGTTTGGGCGGCACAGGGGCTGGATTTTCAATCCCCGTGACGGCCATCTACGCCCAAGCAATTCAGATGTCGGCAGCCGCCACCGGAAGTGGGTCGGCTTCTTTGACTTTCTCAATCCCGGCAAACCTGATTCCAATCTACCAGCACGAGATTGGGACTGACGAGATTAACGGCCAGAACGTCCGGGCGGTGACCAGCTACTTTGAGACCAACGACCTTGGATGGGTCTCTGGAGGACCATCTCAGCCTGCCACTGAAGGCATTAACAGGTGGCTGCGCTTGGAGCGGGTTGAGCCTGACTTCATCATGTCGGGTGACATGACGCTGCAAGTGGTAGGCCCAGCATTCGCCCAAGGCCCCGACAAATATTCAGACCCCTTTGTTTTTGGCCCTAATACTGGCAAAATCGACATGCGCGAACAGCGTCGTGAATTGCGTCTCAGGTTTACTTCGGATGTGGCTGGCGGGAATTACCAGCTTGGCAAGGTTTTGCTCAGTGCCGATGTCGGCGATGTGAGACCGTATGGCCCTTAATCCCGCACAGATCTACGACCCCCGCTATCACACGTTTGAGTCGTGGGCTTGCCTCATGTGCGAGCTGTACGGGGCTCAGAACTTGGAGATCCCAACGCCATTGACCGATTGGCAAAAGTGGGGTGATGGCTTGAACGCGATCGACGTCTTTGCAAACGAGGCCGCTCCCCGCACGGACCAATATGAAAATTGGTTTGATTGGGCTGCGGCCATGGTGGCAGCAGTTAACCCTGCGACACAATCAACATAAGGCTGGATATGGGCGGACGTTACGTTGAAACTGATGTTGGTAGTGAATGGGTTGAGGACACCCCAGAGGAAGAAGCCGCTGCTGCCGCGCAAGCTTCAAAAGTCAAGACTCGCGATGATGCCATTCAAAAGCTGACTAACAACATTATTGCCCAAGGGTCAATGGATCATTGGTCTACGGGTTCCGGTTTAAGCAAAGAGACTGCCGCCAAGTACATGGCTGAGAAACTGTACAACGACGGCGGAATCACGCGCCTTGAGGACTTTGCAAAGATTCCAGTCACACAGACAGTGCCCGTAGTTACTGGGCACTATGAAACACAGCTAGCTCCATACGATTGGGAAAATTACACTGGAGCAACGCAACAAGTATTTGTTCCCGGAACTGGGCAGCAGGGGTACATGAAACCGACCCCATACACCACCACAGACTCTGACGGTAGACCTTTTGAGACTACCCAAGACGTTTTTACGCCTTTTACTTCAGCCGAGCAGGCCCAAGTTAAAGATGGAAAATTTACATACGACACGGGACAAACGGCATATGGCAACAAAGTAACTGGGCAGTTAATTCCAGTTAATTACAACCGCGCACACCCTGATGATTGGGGCGGTACGTTTGCGGGTGACAGCAGCTCTGGGTTTGGTGTTCAGTTCAATGACCTTGGCATGCCCATGTTCTACACGCATTACGATGTAGACAATAGCTGGATGGGGCCATTGGGAATGGCGCTTACCGCGCTTTCATTTGTGCCCGGCGTAGGCCCATTTGCGATGGCGGCAAATGCGGCTTTGCAGGCCTCCCAAGGTAACACCACTGGCGCAATCTTGAGCGCACTTGGGTCTACTGCTGGGTTTGTGGGTTCGGGCCTTGAGGCTGTCAACGGCATGGACTTGGCCAGCGATGTGTCAAGCCTTGGGTACAACCCCGCAAGTGTTATTGGTGGGATTCAAACCGCTCAACAAGCAATTGGCGTAATGAAAGCCGTGAGCGATAAAAACTTCGCTGGCATTATTTCTTCGCTCACCAATATTGCCCCTCAGATTGGCGTCACGATCCCCGAGGATTTGATGAAGCCCGTGCAAGTGGCTGCAATTGGATCTGCTTTAAGTCGAGGCGATTGGGCTGCCGCAGCAGGTGCAGCGGGAACACTCACAAACAACTCTGATCTGAAGCTTGCTGGAAACGGCCTTCGTCTTGCAAACGCCATTCAGTCAGGACGCCCTGAATCAATCTTGATGGCTGGTGTTGACTTTGCTCGACAAACGCAATTGAGCCCCTCCTTCGTCAAGGATACAGCCAAGCAAATTGGCATTCCTCTGTCTGACAAAAGAGCCAGTGACTTGCTTTCCGCTACACCAGCTCAGGCTGATGCTCAGGTTCAGGAATACTACAAGCAAGTCAACACAGTAAAAGCGCAATATCAAGATCAGTTTGGACAACCAATATCCAATGATTTGTTGGAGGCGTTTGGAAACGCAGATAGTTACATCGCTGGCTTCAACAACTATGTCACAAACAAAAACACAACAACTCAAGAAGAACTTAATTCATTCTTCACGAAGGCTGGACTTGACCCAGCAAGCGTGACTCAGAATCAAATAAATTCAGCATTGTCTTTGTCTGAGGCTGGCGCGGAAAAGTACGCTCAAAACCTTGCCGACATTAAAGCAGTGACTTTTGATGGCAACGCTTACTCGACCAAAGAAGAAGCGCTTGCGGCAGCACAAAAGGCTGGTTACAACAACTTTGAGCAGAATGGTGTTGCGTACACATTCATGACTGGCGATAAGGCAAAAACAATAGCCCAAGCCGCGTCAGAAAACAAAGTCCCCGGAGTGGCCGCAAGCGACTTCACGACCATTGCTGGCGAGCCTTTTAAATGGGTTGATGAAAAAGACATTCCAACAATTGTGATTGTTGCAAAACGTCAAGACGCTATTTTGCCAAGCAACGCAACAATGTACGACGACTGGATGTCGTTTGTAAAAGAAAGTGGCGGCACAAGCTTTCCCAAGTGGTTGAGCGATCAGTTGGCAATTGCAACAGACACATTCAAAGATGCCCCTGCGGGTTCTGCTGCGTCGGTCATCAAAAACGGCCTTGCATTTGGGGCGCGTAATTTTGGCAGTCTTGCATCAAACCTGCTTCGCGGCGCAGAGGCCATGGGAGTTGATCCAAACAACTCCGCGCTAAAAGTATCACAAGCCTTTGAGCGTTGGGGCGCAAAAAATCAAAGCCAAGGAATCATGGATGCTGAAAAACAATTTAGCACCGGATTGAACAGCATTTCCAAGGCAACTGTTGCTAAAGAGCTGGGTATTTCAGAGAGCCAAGTTAAGGACTGGCAAGTTGCTGCGCGTCAGATCAAAGAACTTGGCAATCAAATTGTAAACAACCCCTTGGGCACATTGTCTGTCGTTGGTGGGGAGGCTGCACAAGAAATTCCTTTCCTTGTCGCTTCTGGTGGCATTGGATCTGTTGCCGCCAAAATGATTGGAAAAATAGGCGGTTTTGCTGTTGCCAGAGGTACTGATGCAGCACTGAATGGATTTGAATCATTCAGTGGAAACTACGCTGAAGTCAAAGATCATTTGATTGCTCAGGGCATGGACCCAAGCAAAGCAGAGGCACGAGCCCTTGCTTCTGGTCTTGAGGCTATGGCCGTGACTGCCGCTACAAGTTGGGTTGGTGACACTGCATTGCTCAAGACTTTCATGAAAGACATGGGGGGTATTGCCGCGACTGCTGCTGTTGGCGCTGGAGCCAAAGAGTTTGTCATGGGATACGTCGAAGGCGGAACTCAAAACATCAGCGCACAAATTGGCAAGTACGGTGAAGTTCGCAACGTAGCGGAAGTTACGTCATCCGCTGCTCTTGAGGGTTTTATCCAAGGCGGAATAACTTCAGGAGCTGTGTCTCAAAACGCTTTGTCTCAAGTGGTGGCAAATGGCTACGACGGCGCTTCTGTCACTTTAAACGACATTCTTACAGGGGCGAAAACTTTTGACCCAGCAACACTTGTTCGTTCTGCTGTTTTGGATGGCGGCATAACAATCAACAATGCGCTTCAATACAATGATTTGGCAAGCCAAGGGCTTAACGCAAGTCCTCAACAGTACATCAATATTGTCAATACATTTCAAACTGAAGGGTACACGCCAACTCCCGCTGAAATAACCTCAATTGCAAATTCAAATCCTGACGCAACAGGGGCCGATTTGACTGCCGCCGTATCAAAATATGCTGACCCGTTGTACACCACAAAAGAAGAGGCCTCATCGTTCTTCAAAGAGATCTTTGGCGTTGACCCAACTCCAGCTCAATTGACTTCTTTTGTTGGTAAATCAGAAACGGCAGCCAAGGATCTTGTAGCAGAGCAATTTAAGTTGTCACAGGAATCAGAAACTGCTTTTAGGCTTGAGGCATCAAGACAAACAGACCTAGCTGAGGCTGCGCGTTTGGCTAAAGATGGCGCTGGGCAGGCTGCTGCTGAGTCTGCCGCTGCAACGGCCACGCAAGAGGCCAACAAGATCAAAGAGTGGATCACAGCCAACCCAACATCAAGCAACGCAACCAAGAATCAAGATCAACTCAACACCGAGAAGATCTTGGCCATGATCGCTGACCCAGCGTCACAAGATTTGCGTTACGACTTAAACAATGATGGCAAAATTACGGCGACAGACGCCACCCTTGTCTCTACCGGAGCACCTGCTCGAACTGACATTACAGCCACAGGACAAAAGACGCCTGAGACATTGGATACAGAAGCCAAGGCGCTTGGTTTTCCTGATCACGCTACATACACCCAATTCAACGGGGACAAGGCGGTATACGACGCCTCCAAGACTGCCACCACTCAAACTGGCACTGGGACTACTGTTACGGGGACTGAGGCCACTACTGGAAATGGGGCGACCACAGGGACTGGGGCAGCCGATGTAGTGACAGGAGCTGGCGCAACTACCGGAGCTGGGGTCACTACCGGAGCCAATACTGGCGCAGCGGCTACAAATATTGCAACGACCGCAGCCTCCACAGGCGTCACTCAAGATGCAATCACAACTGCAATTAGCGACGCAATCTCTGGAATCAAATTTCCAGCGGGTTTATCAAAAGATGACGTAACTGCATCAATCAAAGCATACATGGCCGCAAACCCCGGCCTGTCCCTTGCTGATGTATCTTCAAAGATCACCGAGGCCACGAAAGACTTGGCCACCTCCGCTGGGGTCAACACATCAATCAGTGACGCTTTAAAAAGCTATGCAACAACAGCAGACATCAATTCCGCAATTGCCAATATTAAATTTCCTGCTGGAATTAGCAAGTCTGACGTGGCTGCCGAAATTAAAACAGCCATGGAGGCCAACCCCGGCTTGAGTGCTGCTGACGTAACAAAGTCCATTACAGACTACATGACAAAGAACCCCGGCTTGAGTGCTGCGGATGTAAACACGGCAATTACCAACGCAACCAAAGGGCTGGCTACGGCCACCAGCGTCACCGATCTTGATACAAAGCTTTCAGCCGCTATTGCAGACGCTAAAGCCGCTGGGTTGACTGGCAATGAGGCTCTGCAAAAAGCCATAGATGCGGTGGCAACAAGCCAGAACACAAGCGCTGCAAGCTTGCTGGCCACAATGGGCACTACGGCTGATGACTTGAGGACCCAGTTTGCTTCTGACTTAGCTGGCGTTAGAACAGGGGTCGAAACCAGTATTGCTGACTTGAATACAAAATTGTCAGCCGCGATTGAGAGCGCAAAGTCTGCTGGCATGACTGGCGATGCCGCCCTGCAAGCTGCGATTGATTCTGTAGCTGCCGATCAAAAGACTAGCGCTGCCAGTTTGCTCTCGGCAATGGGCACATCAGCCGCTGATTTGAAGACTCAATTTGCCACTGATTTAGCTGGAGTTAAAACTGGTCTTACCACCAGCATCTCTGACCTTAATGCAAGTCTTTCGGCGGCAATTGCCGACGCCAAAACGGCTGGGTTGACTGGCGATGCGGCTTTGCAAGCTGCGATTGATTCTGTTGCCGCCTCGCAAAACACCAGCGCCGCCAATCTATTGGCCACTCTTGGGTCTACCGCTGCGAGTCTAAAAACTCAATTTGCCACTGACTTAGCTGGTGTTCAAACTGGCTTGCAAGGAAGCATTGATAAATTGTCTGGCACGGTCAAGACTCAATACGATTCTTTGACGCAAGCTCAAAAAGATGCTGTTGCCGCACAGGTGCAGCAGGGCGTTGACCTGACAAAAGCAATTTCTGATACTGCCTCGGGTTTGCAGACTCAGATCACTGGACTGTCTACCGACTTACAAACAAAATATGATGCGCTTACACAGGCGCAAAAAGACGCGATCGCTTCACAGGTCCAGCAAGGTAAAGATCTTACCAAAGCAATCACCGACACCACAACTGGTTTGCAAACGCAAATTACTGGCCTGTCTACCGATTTGCAGACAAAATACGATTCTTTGACGCAAGCGCAAAAAGATGCTGTTGCTTCTCAAGTGCAACAAGGCAAAGACTTATCAAAAGCTATTGCTGACACAGCAAGCGGATTGCAGGAAAAAATTGACACACTGAGCGGAACAGTTAAGACTCAGTATGAATCTCTGACTCAAGCTCAAAAGGACGCGGTCTCTTCTCAAGTTCAGCAGGGCAAGGATCTGACAAAGGCAATTTCAGACACAGCCAGTGGATTACAAACCCAAATTACCGATCTTTCTGCAAGCGTCAAAGCGCAATACGAATCTTTGACTCAAGCTCAAAAAGACGCAGTTGCTACTCAATTCCAGCAAGGAAAAGACTTAACCAAATCAATTGCTGACACAGCATCTGGGTTGCAAGACCAAATTACTGGTTTGTCTACTGCTACAAAAGCTCAGTATGACGCTTTAACGCAATCACAAAAAGACGCTATTTCATTGCAAGTACAGCAAGGCAAGGACTTGACCAAGGCAATCACAGACACTGCCTCTAGCCTCCAGTCGAACATTGACTCCTTGTCATCTGCGGTCAAGACTCAGTACGATTCTTTGACCCAAGCACAAAAGGACGCTGTTGCTTCTCAAGTTCAGCAGGGCGTTGACCTGACCAAAGCCATTGCTGATACTGCGTCCGGATTACAGACTCAGATTACCGATTTGTCGACCACCACAAAGGCACAATACGACGCCTTTACACAGGCGCAAAAAGATGCGGTTGCGTCACAGGTTCAACAAGGCAAAGATCTTTCTAAAGCCATTACAGATGCCGCATCTAATTTGCAATCGCAGATTACTGGTGTGTCTGGAGACCTTCAGGTCAAGTATGAATCTTTGAGCCAAGCACAAAAGAACGCTGTCGATTCGCAAGTGCAAATGGGCAAGGATTTGAGGGCCGCAATTGAAAGTGCAGTCCAGACAAACGCCGATCAAATAACGCAGACCAAAGTTGATTTAACAAACAACATTACAAATGTTCAAACGCAATTCAATGCTCGCGTTGATCAATTGATGCAACAGGGTCAGGACTATCAGACTGCGACCAACACGGCTTTGAAAGAACTTGGTACTGGCGTCACAGGCTTGCAGACCAGCGTAACAGATTTGCAAAAGCAAGAGGCCGACAGGGTTGCAGCAGAGAAAGCTGCAACAGAGAAGTCAAGACAGCAAAGCTCGCTCTCAAAAGCTGTGTCAATATTTGCCCCAGCCGCTGGCGCTGCCGCATTGATTGACGACTCCATCCCCGGCTACAAAAACATTGGACTGAAAACATCCGGTGATGCAAAATTTGAAAGCGTGCTGTCGCCATTTGAGAAAATGGTTCAAGAAGGCAATTACGCGGGCAAGCAACAGCAGCAAACTGAACAACCAACCCAACAGCAACTTCAACAGGCGGCTCCAGTGAATCAAGACCTAAATCAGCAACAAGACCAGCAGCAGGGGTCTGATTATTTCAACTATGGCACTCAGAGTGAAATTGATCAAATGCTTGGCAGCAACCCCGGCACGCAGATGCTGTATTCCAAAAAGGGCGGTCTGGCAACACCTTTATTTGCTGGTGGAGGCACTACACGTCACGGGCGTTACGCTGGGGGCGGTTTGCCCATTGTTGAGCACTCAGGCAAGTCCCGGATTGATTTTCGCACTGGCAACGCCGTAACAGGCCCCGGCGACGGTCAATCCGACGACATCCCGGCCATGCTGGCTGACGGGGAGTTTGTTTTCCCTGCGGATGTGGTCGCGGCCCTCGGAAATGGCTCAACTAAGGCGGGAAGCGATAAACTATACGACATGATGCACTCCATCCGGGCGTATCACAGGTCGGCCAAACCAGAGGACTTGCCGCCACCAGCGAAGAAGTCACCTTTGGACTACCTCAAGAAAACCAAGGCTAGGAAATAATCATGTCAATCACTCAAGGCGCACCGTTACCGGACATCAAGCAGACGACGACCACGCAAGACAACGCGCCGTCGTACTACACTGACTATCTCTCTGGCCTGTCAAGCGCAGGCACAACGGCCATGGGAAAGTCCCCGACTGAGTCGGTGGCTGGCTACGACCCGCTGCAAGTCATGGGCTACGGGGCTTTGCCCGCAGCGGCAACC